CTATAAATTATCTAACAAATCAACTATTTCATCCTGAATTGTTGGAAATAAATGCATGTAAGTTTTTTGCATTACCTCAATTGAATGTCCCATTCTATTAGAAAGCATTAAAAAGAATTTAGTTGTATCAGTTTGACCAGACTTGACATATTCATTTATTAATAATGATACATGACTATGTCTAAATTCATGAATAGTTATTTCATTTATGTTAGCTAAACTAAAATATAAATGTTTTTTTCTATCTATGGTTGTTTGTGATAAAAAATGGGAAGATCCGAAAACAAACCATTCATTAGAATAATCAGTATATTTCATCATTTCTTTTTTATATTTCAATAATGCTTCTCTTAAAGTTTTACTCATTATTATTTTTCTATTTGTAGCATTTTTTGTATTGGTAATTTTGTAATGTTCCGAGGTTTTTACAGATATAATTTTGTTTATTATTATTTCGTTATTTTTAAAATCAATATCATTCCAAGTTAAAGCTTGAATTTCTGATTTTCTTGCACCTGTATAAAATAAAGTGATAAAAAAAGTTTTCCACAGCATATTATCGATTACTGATATTAGTTTATTGAAATTTTCTAAAGTTATATATCTTATTTTTTCTTCATCTTTTATAACTTCATCATTTTTCTTTTGGAATCTTCCAAAGCTTTTAACAGGATTATCATTTAAGGAAAAATTTTTTATAGCAAAATCAAATATCATCTTTAAAATATCATAACACTTATTTAAATATCTAATTGAAAGACCCTTTTTTCCCATTGTTTCAGCCCATTTTCGTACATCTTGAATATTTACCTTATTTATATAAAAACTCTTAAAAAAAGGGTATATATGCTTATTATATGCGTTTTCATAACAATACACGGTGGACTCTTTTTTTATTTTATACATATAGCTAAAGTAATCATTAGCTACTAAATCAAATCTTTTATTTATTGGATTATCATTTTTTAATACAAACATAGAATATGCTTTTTCTACTTCTTCGGTAGTTCTATATTTAGGTGATGTATAATGTTTTCCGTTTTTGTATTTTTTGAAAAAATAACATCTACCATCTTTTGTAGGTTTATCTTTGTATATTGTAATTCCTTTATAACGTATAGTTTTCATTTACAAAACCTCCTTTATTTGATAAAATAGGGTATAGAAAAAACAAGTATTGCGTTTTTTCGTTTAGATAGTCGACTTTGGCGAGGGACTATCTTTTTTATTTTAATAATTTTTGTTTTTCAATTTCAAATTCTTGTTGATTAATTATACCATCATCTAATAGTGATTTTAATTTTTTTAATTGATCATATTTGTCTTGTTCTGATGGTAAATTTGTTATATTAACCCGTTGTGTATCTTTGTTATTGATAAAGCTTTTGAATAAAGATATTGTTTTTTGAGCTTGAGCTTTTGCATTTTTATATATAATAGAATTTTTATTTGTTTTTGTTTCAATTAATTTTATAGTTATAGAAGATAGTTCTGGGCAATTCGTAGTTATTAATATTGATAACTCTGTACAATAATTTTTTTCTTTAGAAACAGAAGTAGAATTTTTTTTAACTTTTCCTTGTGTTCCACCAATTATTGCCCCAACAGGACCTAGTAAAGCACCACCCACAAGTCCTTTTCCAAGAGCTACCTTTCTTTTATCTGTACCTTTCGTTTTTGTTATAGTTTTTGAACTTTCATCTTCAATAACTTCAATATCAATAACATTATTAAATGATAAAATTTTGTTTATAGAATTACGATAATACCATTCTTTTGTATTTTTATTGATATATATTTGTTTGAAATTATTAAGAGTTATTTTTGTATCAAAAGTTTTAAGAGTTTCCTTTAACTCATCCTTGCTTTGTTTTTTTAATTGAACTTGATTTTTAACATCTTCATATTTGTCTTTTATTATGTTTTGCATTTTTCCAAACATTACTAATACTCCTTTCTAATATTTTATATCAAAACACCTGTACTAGCATGTTTTAACCATTCTAATACTCTCTAATAAGAGTTTTACGTATTTATCAGCATCATCTTCATACTTATTAACCTTGAATGCAAATAAGTCTTTATTCGTTTGATTAAGTTGATTTAATTCTATATGGGCTAGTTCATGAAGAACTGTTTTCCTTTTTTTATAATAAGATAAATTTTTATTTATCATTATATTGTTAATATTGTTATAGCAAAATACACAACCATCTATGCCTATTGGCATATCTTCATAAGTAATTGTAGCATTATAATAATTTAATAAATCTTGTTGGGTTATATCTCCAACTAATAAACTATATAAATTCATACTTAATACACCTCTTTATTCTTTATTAAGTATCTTTACTAGCATACTTACTCATTATTTTGTTTATCTATTTCGCGTTTTCTTTTTTCTATAAGAAATTTCATTGTTTCTTCGTCTTCTTCAGTTAATATATCTCTATGTTTGCTAAATAATAAACTTAATTCATCATATGAATTTTCTTTTTTTGATAAATCTTTATTTATTAAATCATCAACCGTTAAATTCAAATGATTTGCGATGGCAACAATGTCATCAGTCATAGCTTGTCTTTCGCCACTTTTCCACATTGATACCAAGCCTCTACTTGTATGATTTGTTATTTTTAATATGCTATCTACTGTAATCTCTTTTTTATCTAATAAGTAAGAAATATTTTTCGAAAAATAATTCATAATATCCCTTCTTTCACCTTTATTATATATTAAAAGTTATATTTTTTCAATTAAAATTTCACTTTTTGTGAAAAAATCCTTGACAATTCACTTTAAGTGAATTATAATCATAATAGTTAGGAGGTAAAAGAATTGGAAACAAATGAAGAACAAGTTTCAAGAAATATAAAATCTATTAGAAACAAATTAGGTTTATCACAACAAGATATCGCCAACGATCTAAGCATTACATCAAAAACTTATATGGCTATGGAAAATCATCCATTTAGTTATAGTATAGATAAATTAAATATATTAGCTAATTATTTTGGATGTAATATAAATGAATTTTTTTTGCCAATACAATTCACTAAAAGTGAATACAAATAATAAACAAAGTGTAAACAAATAATAGGAGGAACTATGGAAAAAGAATTAATGCAAAAAAAATATTTAACTCCAAAAGAACTTCAAAAGTTATTAAGAGTTAATTATAAAACAGCTTTAAAGTATGCTCATGAAATACAACAAGAAATGAAAGATGATGGTTATTTTATTCCAGAATCTAGAGCAAAAGTTGTTTTAACATCAAAAGTAAGAAAGAGGTTTGGAATATGAAACAAATAATTAAAGAATATAAAGGAGCAGCACTAGTATATTTAATTACTACGTTAATACTTGTAACATTTGTTTTAATGGTGGGGTAGATATGGAAGTATACATATTTGGAATGGTATTTATACCAATATTATATATCGTATGTAATATTTACGTTCATAAAAAAAGAATAGAAAGCAGATGGATATATACAATCTATTCAACAACATGGTTAATTATTTATATTTTAGTTGCTTCGATAAGTCACGTATTACTTGATTAACTAACTTATTAAACTCAACATTATTCATTTTAGAGGCATCAGTGATTAATTTGTTTATTAATTTTTCGTCAACGTTGAAATATATATAAACTTTGTTCAATGACTGATAAAATTCTGTTTCATAGTATTGGCTACCAAATAGGCTTGTTACATTTTTAGAAAATTCAGATAGAACTTCTTGTTTAACCTTATTAATATTTTCTAATTTTTTAAGATGCGTATCATGAATACTGTTAATAATAGTGACAATAACAGGTGAAAAAACACTGGCAAACGCAATTATTAATAAACCGATTTGAATATAGTTATCAACTTTTTCGGTATTCAAAGTAACACTCCTTTCTAAGGAGATTATACCACAAAGGAGGTGGTTATATTGAGAGTAAATAAAAAGTCGCAGTGCTGGAACACCACGACAGTCCTAAATTATAACACAAATTCCTAAAGCAAATAGGAGTTTGAATGTAAATTAAAAAATAATTTACTCCTATAATATATCACAAAAATAGGAAAAACGCAAATAGGAGGTAAGTTGTGAAGAAAAATAGTTTTGTATTTTATACAGAATGGAAACAGTATTTAAACAAGCTAACAGGCGAAGAAATTAAAAACCTAATTTTTATTATATGTGACTATGTTGAGCAAAAACCTAAAAACCTAAAAGAAGCTAATTTAAGTGATAGGTTATTAATGGTTTGGTTGTTTATAAAAAATCAGTTAGATAAAGATAAAACAAAGTATGACAGACGATGCGAAACATCTAAAATTAATGGTCAAAAAGGTGGTAGACCAAAAAAACCTAAAAACCTAAAAGAACCTAAAAAAGCCGATAATGATAATGAATATGATAATGATAACATCTTAAATGATGTTATAGAAGAACAAGAAGAAGATAATTTATTTTCATATGTCGAAAAGAATTTTGGAAGAACTTTATCTCCAGCGGAAATAGAAACAATTTCAGAATGGGAAGATACGGAACTAACACGTTATGCAATTAAACAAGCAATGTTAAATGGAGTTCCAAATGTTAAATATATGCAGGCTATTTTAGATTCTTATAAGACTAAAAATATAAAAACTGTTGTGGAAGCACAGGCTGATGAAAAAAAATTTAAACAAACTAAAAAGCCAGTTGTAGAAGAAAAATTACCCGATTGGTTTGGAAAAGAGATTGAAAAGGAGCAGATAAGTGATGAACGAAAAGCAAAAGCAGAAGCAATTAGAAATGGCACTTACAGACCATAAAGACTTATTTCTTAACTGGGATGGCTTAGAAATAACTTTGAAATGGGACTATGAAATTTCTAATTATCGAGGCAAGACAGAATATAGTGATGCTTGTATTTGGAAAATTGAAACGTTATTAGAAATAATTAATGGAGAATGGAAAAATACATGCTTGAGAGGTTTAAATGAATGATAAAAAATTTAAAAAGCTTTTAGAAAAGTATGGAGCAAAACAAGTAGAAAGCTTTTGGATTAATTCAATCATAGAATTAACACCAAAACAAAGAAAAATAATAAATGAAGAATTGAAGAAAGGAAATAAAGATGGAAAATAGTTTATTCAATCAGTTATACGAATTAGACGTAGCTGATAAAGTGGAACAAAAAAACGGATTAAATTATTTATCTTGGGCTTACGCATGGGCAGAAGTCAAAAAGATAGACGAACATGCTGATTATGTAATAGAACGTTTTGGCGACAATCAATTACCATACGTTTACGATGAAAATACCGGTTATATGGTTTTTACCAAAATGATTATTAATGGAATAAAACATTCAATGTGGTTGCCAGTTATGGATAACCAAAACAAAACTATGTTATCACACGAGTATACTTACCAGGTTAAAGAGTACGAAAATGGTAAATGGACTGGTGGTTATGTAGAAAAGAAGGTTGAACCAGCAACTATGTTTGATATCAATAAAACGTTAATGCGTTGCTTAGTTAAAAATATAGCGATGTTTGGACTAGGTTTAAAACTTTATCAAGGAGAAGATTTACCAACTGTTGCAACTAGAGAAGAGGCTTTAAAAGTCGTTGTTAGCTTTGGTAAATATCAAGGTAAAACCTTACAAGAAATTTATGATACAAATAAGAATTATTTTGAATGGTTAAGAGGAAATGCGAAAGATGAAAACATTAGAGTGGCAATAGACTTAATTGATAAATTACCAAGTGAGGAAGAACAAAATAAAAAGTTAGAGTTATTAGCAACTATGAAATCATTAGCCATTGCAACTTCAACGGATATAGAAAAAATATTAGAAACTTATAAAGTTGAAAAGTCAGAAGACATGGAAATAAGTCAGTTGGAACAAGCAATAAGAGTTATGAAAAGAAAGGAAGATAATCATGAGTAATTTAATAAGTGTTGAAGAAAACCAATTAATAATAGCTGAAAAAGTAATTGAACAGATAAAGGAATTGGAACAAAAAAGAAAATTAATAGATACAAAGGAAAAAGACTTTAAAGCAAAGCTAGAAAAGTTAATGGAAGAAAACAATATAACTAGTTTTGAAAGTAATGATAAGACTTTAAAAATAAGTTATACAATGCCAACTACTGTTGATAGGTTTGATAGTAATATCTGTTTTAAAGAAAACCCTGAATTATATAGAAAATGTTTAGTTCCTAGTAAAAGAAAAGGCTCTGTAAGAATAACAGTAAGAGAGAGTAAGTAATTATGGATTTAGAAAATAAAATGGACTTCTTAGCAGAGAATACTCAAGGGAAGGTATATGAATACATACAAGACTTAATTAATGCTTATTATAGTCTTAAAAATGATTTAGAGGATGAAAGGGAAGCGTATGAAAACCTTAAGGAATATTCTAAACCACTAACTCACGAAGAAATAGAAGGAGTATCAGCTTATGGACCTATTTAATGATTTGCAAAGCTTAATTCAAAGGTTAAATGTTTCTGTTAGGAAATTAAATGATTATGGTAATGAGCGAGCTATTAACGAGAAAAACTATAAAGTTACATTAAGACAAGAGGCTTTGAAGTTAAGACAAGAGAAGAATATGCCTGTTACGCTAATTAATCAAATCATTTATGGAATACCAGAAGTGGCTGATAAACGTTTTAAAAGGGATGTAGCTGAGACCATGTATAACGTAGCTTTGGAAAATATAAATAGTTTAAAGTTACAAATAAGAATACTTGAAAATCAACTTTCAAGAGAATGGAGTAATACAAAATGATATTTGAATTATTAGATTTAAAAGAATGGAAAAAGAAAAAAGACATTCTAAAAGAATTAAAAAATAATGGTGTAAGAATGTCAGAGAGAGCTTGGAGAAAATCAGTAGAACTTCATAACAAAAGATACTTTGAACATCAGACAGATAAGTATCTAGCTCATTCAGTAAAAGGTTATAAATTAACTGCTGATAAAGATGAAATAATAGCAAGTGCTAAAGATTATAGAACTAGAGCATTTAATCAATTAGTAAAGGCTAGTAAGACATTAAGAGTTATGGGAGAGAACGATAACATTCGTTTGGAAATAAAAAATGGTGAATTTATCGTAGCTCAGTTTTAGGGGGGAAAAATCAAATGATAAAAACAATATTAGCTTGTGATATTTGTGGTGAAGAAATCTTCAAAAGAGAGTGGAGATTACAAATACAAAAATATGGTAAGTATGGTGGAACAAATATGTATTATAAATATGAAAATTTAGATTGTGTAACCAATGTTATAAAAAATTAGAAAGTCATATGGGGGATAAAAATGGAAATACCAAAGAAAGTAAAGCAAGAACTAGACAAGCTATACGAAGCTAATGATAATCCTGATTATGTAGTGGATTATAAAGGTCAGTACTTGCCCAAAAAGGGTGATGTATTCACGATTAGACATTATCATCATATAGACCAAGATAGGTCAAATAATGAGTTATGGAATTTGGTTCCATTAAGCTACAATGACCATATCATAGAAATTCATTCTAAAAACAATAAAGAAATTAAGGAAAAAATATATGAAAGGATGAGGCATATATTTCCTGAAAAAGAAGAACATTATAGGAAATATTTGTTAGATTAGTAAAAATGAATAAAGTATGTTTAACAGGAAGAATAACAAAAAATATAGAATTGAAATATAACCAAAACAACGTTGCAATAACAAGTTTTACTTTAGCAGTAACTCGTAAATTTAAAAATCAAAATGGAGAATATGAAAGTGATTTTATCAATTGTATAGCTTATAAATCCACAGCAGAATTATTAAGTAAATATACAGGCAAAGGTGATTTAATCGGTATTGAAGGTAGAATACAAACAAGAAACTATGAAAAAGATGGAAAACGTATTTATGTTACAGAAGTTATAGTTGATAGTATAGATTTTTTACAATCTAAAAAAGATGAATCTAAACATGAAACAGAAAATACTAAACAAAAATTAAGTGATGAAGTATTTAGTGAGTTTGGTTCAAGTATCGAGATAGATGAATCAGATATTGCATTTTAAGGAGAAAATATGAAAAATATAGGTTATGAAAAATTAGAAGAAATAGTAGTAAAGTCACAAGAAGAATTAGATATGATTTCTTTAAATTTTAAAGGAAGAATTTATATAGAATTCGGAACTTATTTTAACAGGGCAATAGTAAAAAATAATTATTATAACCGTGTTGTAGCTCGGGAAAACTCAACAGTAGAAGCTCGGGAAAACTCATCAGTAGAAGCTCGGGAAAACTCATCAGTAGTAGCTCGGGAAAACTCATCAGTAGTAGCTCGGGGAAACTCAACAGTAGAAGCTTGGGAAAACTCAACAGTAGAAGCTCGGGAAAACTCATCAGTAGTAGCTCGGGAAAACTCATCAGTAGTAGCTCGGGAAAACTCATCAGTAGTAGCTCGGGGAAACTCAACAGTAGAAGCTTGGGCAGACATATATGATAAGCCAAAAATTAAAATATCCGGCAATGCTAGAATAGTGTATAATCCTAAAAACATAACAGAATATATGGACTTCTATAATATAAAGCATACAAAGACAAAAGCAACATTTTATAAAGCTGTGAGAAAAAGAAGTGGGAAGTATATATCTGATTATAAAAAAGATTTTGAATATGAAATAGGTAAAATGAAAAGGGAAACTTGTGATACGGATGTTAATGAGAGTTGTAGTAATGGAATTCATATATCAAATTTAAACTGGGCGTTAAGATTTGGGGCTACTTGGGATGATTTAGCAATAATAGAAGTTGAAACAAAAATAAAAGATATTGTAGTTCCTTTAAACACAGATGGTAAGGTTAGAACTTCAGAAGTAAAGGTTATAAGAGAGGTGCCTTTAGGAGAATGCGGTCTTTATGGAAAAATAATAGAAAGAAGACGAAATAATGTTAATTCATAAAACCGGAAATATTTTAAATTCAGAAGAAAATATAATTTGCCATCAAGTTAATGTAGATGGAATAATGGGAGGAGGTCTTGCTAAGCAAATAGCAGATGTTTACCCGAACGTTGAATTATATTATAGAGATTATTGTAATTTTCTATGTAATAATTATGAACTTTTAAAAGATGATTATTGTATTGTACAAGTAAAACCTAATCAGTATATAGCTAATTGTTTTACACAAAAACCTAACTTTAATACTGATTATGAAGCTATAAAGATATGTTTTGAGGCGTTACTTAATGTTTGCAAAAAACATAATAAAACAATATGCGTTCCTTATGGCTATGGTTCAAATATTGCAAATGGTAGTTGGACTAAAATATCACAAATTTTTAATAAATTAAGTGATGAGTATAGTGTTCCTATTGTCGTATATAGATTACCACGTCAGAGGGATTTAAAATGAAAGAAATATGGAAAGATATAAAAGGTTATGAAGGACTATACCAAATTAGTAATTTGGGTAGGGTAAAGAGTTTAATTGGTTTTGGTGGCCACAGATATATAAAAAGAGAAAAAATATTGAAAGCATGGAAATGCAAAACACATGATAATGGCGATTATTACTTATATATTACTTTATCTAAAAATAAAGTTCATACAAAGAAATCAGTTCATAGACTGGTAGCGGAGAATTTTATTGAAAACTATAATAACTTACCAGAAGTAAATCATAAAGATGGAAATAAACAAAATAATTGTGTATTTAATTTAGAATGGTGTACGTATAAAGAAAATCAAAACCATTCGTGGACAATTTTAAAAAGAAAATCAAATAAAGAAAAAGCTAAAGTGTCAGATGAACTAATTAAATTATTTGCTAATGGTGATTGGAATAAAGTAGAATGCATTTTAAATGAATTGTCAGAAAAATATGACGTAGATATTGTGGTGTATAAATTGTGATAGAAGAACTAACTAAATTACTTATTAGACAGCACGAAAAAGAAAAGAAAACTGGACAAGCTGAATACATCAAAGTATCAGTTCAAGATTTTTATAGGGGTTTAATTAAATTTTTAAAGGAGATTAACTATGACAATGATAATAATATATAGCTTATTTATTGTGGCATTATATAAGTCAAATAAAAAGAAGAAAATATACTATAACAACTATCAGCAGTGTTTAAGAGCATTAGCCGATAGTGACCCTGGTTTAGAGGAATATTTAAAATGTCAGAAGAGCAAATGATATTAGAGAATTTAAATTTAGTTTATTTTATTTTAAAGCAAATGGGATTATATAAAGATAAAGAAGAATGGTTTGATGTGGGTATTATAGGACTTATAAAGGGAATTAAAGGTTATAACCCCGATTATGGATTAGCATTATCAACATTTGTTTGTAGGTGTATAAAAAATGAGATTTTGATAGAAATTAGAAAAAATAATTCAAATAAAGGAAAAGTTAATATGAACTGTGTTTCTCTAGAACAGGAAATTTATAATAATGGAGCTGGAGAGCCAATTCTTTTAAAAGACCAAATATCATCAGATTATGATTTGGAAAAAGAAATTATAAAAAATGATGTTATGTTAAACCTTTTAAATGTTTTAAATGATAAGGAAAAGTATGTATTAGTACATACGTATGGACTATTTGGTAATGAAATATATAAACAATGTAAAATGTCAAAGGAACTTAAAAAGTCACAAACACAAATTAGTAGAATTTTAAAAAAAGCAATTGAAAAGATAAAAGAGGTGCAAAATGAAAACTAAGAATTTAATATTTATATTAATACTAACTTTAATGATAAGTATTCCTGTTATTGGAACGTTAATCTTGTCAAGCAACCGTTATGAAGACCAAATAAACTCACTAAAACTAGAAAATAAAAAGTTAGAATATAACAACAAGGAACTTAAAAATAGCGTTGAAATTTTGCAAAATGAACGTGAAAACGAATGTCATTGTGGGTGGTATCAAGATTTTTACTACGAACACGCGGAGGAGATTGGAGCATATGAGTAAATATATAAAACATTTCATTACAATTACAAAGCATAAGTTTTATGTTATGAAGTTTTGCTTTAAATGTGGGCTATATAAACGTGGTTTGTTACACGACTTGAGTAAATATGGAAAAACTGAATTTTTCAGTAGTGCTAAATATTTTCAAGGAACAAGCAGCCCAATAGATGCTGAGAAGAATGAAAAAGGTTATAGCTTAGCATGGCAACACCATAAGGGACATAATCCTCATCATTGGGAATATTGGATAGATAATTTAGGAACTTATAAAAATACACCATGTAAAATACCTTATGAATACGTAGTCGAAATGATATGTGATTGGTTAGCAGCTGGAATAGTTTATTCTAATCAAAAACCTGATTATAAAAAAGGATATAAAGAACCTTTAGATTATTATAACAAATGTAAAAATGAGAGAATTTTTAATAAAGAAACGCAAGAATTAATTGAATATTTTTTAGATGTTATAAACGATTATGGAATTAATAATTTTTGCAAGCAGTCTAGAAATAAATCTATACCAATAATTGCAAAGTATAAAGGCATTATGAAAGAGGTTGGTGCTTATGAATAAAAAAGAAATTGCAGTTTGCCCTATCTGTGGAGAACCTATGATATGGACGTTTGCTTTTAGCGGTTGTGAATACTATTGCTTATTATGCGGTTATGGTTGTGGAATGTTTGGAGCTAAAAAGGTTGATGAAACAAAAGAATTAAAGTATCAACAAAAACTTTATAAAAGAATATTTAGAATAATTAATAAAGATTTAATTCCTGATGGTGCATATTTAAAAAAATGTGAAAAATGTGCAGATAGAAAAGAGTATCATTTGGCTCACGCAACAAAACTCGAATTATTAAAAAGAGATATTGCTATGGAAACTTTAGAAAAAATAAGTAAAGAGGTGGAATAAATGAGTGACGCAAGAAAAGATGGTGTTATTGCTATAAAGCTATATTCATTAGAGAAACAGGTAGATGAATTAACTAAAGAAAATCAAGACTTAAAGAAACGACTTAACGACTATAAAAATAGATATAAAAATCGTTTATGTAATCAGTTGTCAGAAGATGTAGAACCTGATTTTGAAGACTTTTATCTTGCTGAGATTGAAGCAAAATCTAATGACTATGATAAATTAGTAGCTCAGCAAAGAAAGTTTATAAAGTATTTGGAAGAGAAAATAAAAGAATTAAACCCTAAAAACTTAAGTACTGCTGAATACTATCAAAATAATCCAGATTTAAAAGTATTCAGGTTATATACTTATCAAGAAACGTTATCAAAATATAAAGAAATAATAGGTGATAAAGATGAATAAAGTTCTTTTTAGTAGTAAAAAAGAGGATTGGGAAACTCCAAAAAAATTATTTGATGAACTAGATAATGAATTTCATTTTACCTTAGACCCTTGTGCGAATGAATTTAATCATAAATGTGATAATTATTATACCATTGATGATGATGGATTAAAGCAAGATTGGAATGGTCAAACTGTATTTGTTAATCCACCTTATGGAAAAAAACTTTATGATTGGGTGGAAAAATGTTATAAGGAATCAAAAAAGCCAAATACAACTATTGTTTTGTTGATTCCTTCTAGAACTGATACTAGATATTTTCATGAATTTTTGTACAAAAAAAATAATGTAGAAATAAGGTTTTTAAAAGGAAGATTAAAATTTGAAAAAGCTAAATATCCAGCTCCATTTCCTAGTTTAATAGCAATTATGAAAGGAGAATAAATAGAGTATGAAATTAGAAGTAGGAATGTATGTAAGAACTAAACACAAAGGAATAATTAAAATAAATGACATCATTGATAAGAGTATAGTAGAATATGAAGATGATTTTGGCAATTTTTGGGAAGAAGAAACCGATGAAAAGATGATTGGGTATATTGTTAATAATGGTTGTGATTGCTCACTAAATGAAAAAGATATTATAAAAGCAAGTCATAACATAATAAATTTAATAGAAGCAGGAGATTATGTTAATGAGTTGCCAGTTGAAGATTATTATACAAGATATGATGAAGAAAAAGATGATTATATAAAAATAGGAATTGTTACTTTAGAAGATTATTGGAAAGGAACATTTACATCAGTAGAAGATATTAAATCAATCGTAACTCGTGAACAATTTTCAGCTATGGAATATAGGTTAGGAGATAAATAGATTATGTTAAAGATAAAAGACAATGTAGATTTAAAAGAATTAGAGAAGTATGGATTTAAAAAAGACAAGTTTTTTGGTTATATTTTAACTGAATCAAAAAATCAAAATTTTGAAAAAATAATTGCATTTTTAGATTTAGATAAAAGACAAATAAAACTAAACGATGATAATTGTTATGAAAAAATAAATATTAAAAATTTAATAAAAGATGGATTAGTAGAAAAGATAGATTAGGAGGTTATTATGAATAAAGAAGAATTAAATGATATAGTATGTCAAAGTTCAAGTGATTATGAAATATTAGATAATGCGTATGATTACATAGAAAAATTAGAACAAGAAAACAAGTCTTTACAATCCCAACTAAAAGAAAAAGAAGAAACTATGAATAAATTAAAAGAGTGGTTAGACCAAGAATATGAAGATTGTAATAAAATTGGAACTCCTGCTATTGGTTATGCTATGGGGCAAATTAGAAGGGTAAAAACTAAAATACAAGAATTAGAAATCTTATCTAAAGGAGAGAACAAATGAAATATGTTTTAGGAATATTATGTTTTATAGTAGCGATAATATTGTTCTTTGATTTAGCTAAAATTCAAAATATCAATTCTTTATACGGAACTATCTTTTTGATGTTAGCAAATATATTTTTCAATATGAAAAAGGAAAAATAAATAATTTAGGAGTGATGTTAAATGAATAAAGAATTAATTGAATTAATAAATAATAATTCTGATTTACCTATATTCGCTTGGGTAGATGGGAAAGTATGTGAAGAAAGTTGGGGTTATTGGTTAGGTCAATTTGGAAATGCAACAATAAGAGAATATGCAAAAGTAGAAAGTTATGGTTCTGGTATGTATGGAATGGTTTATGTATTCAAAGATGAACCAGAAGATTTTATAGAATACTTATTAACTAGAAATGAAGATATGACAGATAAAGAAGCCGAAAGATATGTTCAAAGATTAAATTATAAAAAAGCGATATTTGTGTATGTAAATACACCTAGTAATTTTTAGAGGTGATGTTAAATGAATAAAGAAGAATTAATAGGAGATAAAGAATGAGAATAATAGATATATTAAATAAAATAGCAAATGGAGAAATACCGAATAAAGCGAAATTTAAATGGAGAGATAGTGTAATTGTTAATAAAAAAGGCACTCTATATTTGAACGATATGTATTTCAATAAAATATTAAATTTAGGAAATTTTAATGCTCTAAACGATGAAGTAGAAATAATAAATGAAAATAAAATAGAAAAGTTAAGTTACCAACAAATAGGAAGTTATTTACTAGAAAGAAAAGATTACGAAACTTTTACAAAATGTGTTAATGAACAAATGTCTAAAATAGGTAAGAAACTTAATGACATGGTTGAGGCAGTAAATTATTTACTAGAAAAGGAGAAGTAAGATGTATCGAGATAAAAAGAAAATAACAGTTGATTTAGAATTCGAATATGAATATGAAAGTGACATTGATACTTTAATAAATGTATTAAAACAAATACTAGAGATGAAAGCATTAAAATCAATCGACTATACAAAGGAAAAGTAATGGATAAAGAAATAATAGGGAAACATGACTAATACGGTATAAAAATATTAACAAATAAAATTTCCAGCGTGCTAGAATATAAGAGAGTTTTAGAATAGGAGGGTTAATGACAATACGTGAAGCTAATATCAAAATAAAGCAAATTGATAATGATATAGATTATTTAGAAAGAAAAAAAGAAATATTATTAACATCAAGTATTTTTCCACATTCAGCAACTTATGACAAAGATAAAGTTGATGGCGGAATATCAAAAGATAAATATTTAGAATATTTAGAAAAGTTGGAAAATACAGATAAGCAAACATTAATAGAGTTAGATATTCAATTAGATTTACTTTACAATTTAAAAAGTAATTTAGAGCAATTTATTGATAACGAATTACATATTTTGAATAAATATGAACCATTAAAAAGAAAAATTATAAAGTTACGCTATGAGAATAATTTAACATATGCACAAATAGCCGAGAGCATAGGATATAGTTATTCTGAAAGAAGTGTTAGAAGAATTTGTAAAAACTATGATAATAATAGGTTAGTAAAAATAAAAGAAGCAAGTGAATATTTAAAAAATAATTAAAGTTGGCCACTCAATGGCCACTTTTTGGAGATATACTTTAAAATAGAACGAAGTCCTAAATGAAAAACAAAAGACAAGTTGAAAGACTTGTTTTTATTTTGTATAGAAAGGGTAAAAAGATGATAATAAAATACAAGTTTGAAAACTTAAATGAAATCATAAATAAATGTCGTTCTAACCCTTACTATGCAAATCAAGTAAAACAACAAGAAACAGAAATAGCAAGATTACACTTTATAGGTAAGGAGATAAAACACTTTCCCTTAACAATAGTATTTAAGTGGCATATGAAGTCTAAAATAGCTGACCTTGATAATAAACTCGAAAAGTCAATCTTGGATGGAATGGTAAAAGCAGGTACTATACCAAATGATAATGTTAAATACATAAAAAAAATAGTACATGAGTATGTAGAAGACAAAGAAGATTATGTAGAGATAGAATTCTATTCTAACAATCAAAAGACCGAGATATGTACAAGAAACATATGTAATGGTTGTAAATTTGAAATGAGGTGTAAATAGAACAATTAAGTTCTATTTTTATATCGCGGAGTGAGGTAATGGTAGCCTACTAGCTTGCATTGCTAGAAACAACAGTTCAATTCTGTTCTCCGCAACCAAAAAAAGAGGTGAAAAGAATGATATTAATACAAAATATGTTATTTGCGATACTAGCATTAATTATATTTATAGTTTTATGCGTAATATTTTTTATTGCGCTAGCATTACCGATAGAAATTATTAAACAAATAAAGGAGATGAACAAGAATGGAGAAAATAAAAGTTAAAGCTTTAGATACTTATGAAAAAGAACATGTAATAGATAAAGAATTAAATATAATTCCTAAAGCAGGAAATGAGATTGAAATTAGTAAAGGTAGACTAAAATATTTATTAGGAGCAAACGAATATAAAAAAGCATTCGTTGAAAAGATTAAACCAGCAAAAAAAGAAGGTGAATAATAATGGCAAAAAGCAAGGCTGAATATTGGCTAACAGATGATGGCTTAACCTTGCTTAAAGGCTGGGCTAGAGATGGCCTTACTGATGAACAAATAGCGCATAATATGGAAATTAGTGTAGCTACTTTATATAATTATAAAAATAAATATTTAGATATTTTTGAGGCCTTAAAAAAAGAAAAAGAGATAGTGGACTATGAGGTTGAAAATTCATTATTAAAAAGAGCTTTAGGTTACACAAAGACTTTAAAAAAACAAAAAGTTACAAAAGATGGGTGTGTTGTTGATATTAAAGAAGAAATACATATACCGCCTGACACTACTGCTATGATATACTGGCTTAATAATAGAAAACCGAAAGAATGGCGAAATAAACAAGAAATAAAAACTATGACAGCTAATAGAGTCCAAATAATAAATGACTTACCAAGTGATGAAAATGAAAGTAAGTGAAATAATAGCTCCGTCATTTTGGAATACATTTAATTCTAAAATGCCAAGACAAATAGATAAAGGTGGGCGTGGTTCTACCAAAACAAGTAAGAACTCTATTAAAATACCTACTCATTGTTTAACAGAAGACAAATGTAGTGCAATAATCATAAGAAAATACCAAAACACATTACGTGATAGTGTGTATAAAGAAATAAAGAGAGGACTTAAGAGATTAGGACTTATTGAAAATGTAGATTATACAAGTACTATTCAACCATTAAGAATTAAATTAAATAATGGTAACACTATTTACTTTGCTGGTGCTGATGATTATGAAAAACTAAAAGGTATGATAGATGAAAATACACCGATTAAAATTGTATGGTTTGAAGAGTTAACAGAATTTAAAGATAGCGAAGAAATAGAGCAGATAATAGCCACTTTCTCAAGAGGTAATGATGATTGGTTTATAAGCTTATATTCATATAATCCGCCAAAAAATAAATATCATTGGGTTAATAAATGGGTAGAAAGTTTAAAAGAAAGAGAAGATGTATTAATCACCGATTCAGACTATAGGACTGTACCTAAACAATGGCTTGGTAAAATGTTCATAGATGAAGCCGAACGAATGAAAAACTACGACAATAAAAGATATAGATGGATATATTTAGGTGAAGTAATTGGTATGGAAGGTATGATATATAATCCTGAACATATCACATGGGTTGAAGAAGATTACTTTGAAAAAAACAAAATAAGGCCTTTATATTTAGACTTTTCTGTTGATGGTGGGCATCAAACATCTGCAACTACTTGTGGATGTTTTTGTTTGGCTAGCGATGGTTATTGGTATCTATTAGACCTTTATTATTATTCTCCACATGAGAAAAGTGAAAAGAAAGCCCCTAGTGAATTATCAAAAGATATATTTGATTTTGAAATAGCTATGATGAAAAAATGGCAATGTGGTATTGATACAGAGACTATAGATAGTGCAGAAGGTGCTTTAAGAAACCAATTGTATAAAGATTGGGGAAAAGTATTTCATCCAGTTAATAAAGGTAAAAATAAGGAAGAGTTGATAGATTATTCTATCGACTTTTTATCTTTAGGAAAATTTAGAGCGCTTAATACAAATAATAACCAAATATTTAAAAAAGAAGTTGAGAATTACCAATGGAAAGAAGATAGTGTAGAAAAAGGCAAACCAGTACCTGATAAAGAAGAAAAAGAATTATCTAGTATGGATGAATATTTTAATACACATTCTAAAGACCAATCTTATTATTATGCAGAACATACGTGCGATATGTATCAGTATTGGGTTAAGGATAACTTACAAAAATTAGGATTAAAGGAGTGATAATAATGGAACTATACAATAATATAAAAAAAGCATTAAGCAAAAAAAATATTAATGTTGTAGTTGGTGATATATATGATTATATGGCTATATGGAACGAATGGTATAGTGGTAGTGTTAAAGACTTTCATTTCTATAACGTTAAAATGGCAGACGGTAAGACGGTAGAAAAAGAAAGAAGAACACTTAATATGCCAAAAAAAGTATGTGAAGACTTTTCTAAATTAGAATGGTCTGAAAAAGTAGAAATCAAACTTGATACCAATAAATCTACTGAAAAATTAATGAACGTTTTAGATAGTAAAGAAAATGCATTTAGTGTTAACTTTCCAATGTTTTTAGAAAAAGAATATGCATTAGGAACAATGGTAACCGTAGAATATAAAAAAGATGATAAAACACTTATTGATTATATAGATGGGGATGTAGTACTACCTTATAAATATTCTAATGGTTATATTAATGGAATTATAACGGTTAGTAGAAGCGTTGAAGAAGAAGGTAAAAAGAAAAAATATTATAATCTACTTACTTATCATGAATATGAAAATGGTGTATATAAAACTTTAAAAGAGTTATATGTTTCTAAAGAAGAAAAAGAATTAGGAGAAGAAATTAACTTTAAATCTATATATCCAGATGTAAAAGAATTTGAACAAATAGTTACAGAACATCCTAGATTTCAAGTTTGGAAGTTACCGATAGCTAACAATCTTGATACAGGAAGCCCTTTTGGAATATCAATACTTGCTAATCAGTTAGATAAGTTTAAAAATATTGATATAAAGTATGATAGTTTTAATCATGAATTTGTAACAGGCAAAAGAAGAGTATTAATAGACAAAACCGCTCTTAAAGGAGAAGTTAAGGGTGTAGACGAAAATGGTAAACCTATTATGGTAAGTTATTTTGATACTGATGATGAAGTATATGTTGCAATAAAAGGTATGGAAAATCAACCTGTTAAGGATATTAATTTTGATTTAAGAGTACAACCTCATATAGATGCAATAAATACAGAACTTAACTATTTGAGCGCAGGTGTTGGATTAGGTAATGGATTTTATCAATTTGATAAAACGGGTTTAAAAACTGCAACAGAAGTAGTCAGTGAAAATTCTGATACTTATAGAACAATGGTGCACCATAGAATACCTATTTACGATTGCTTATATGACTTAATAGCAACCATTTGTGAAATGGAAAATATTCCTTATAATGAAATATCAATTAATTTAGATGATAGTATAATAGAGGATACCGACAATATAAGAAAACAAGCTTTAACTGAATATAACGCTAAATTAATAAGTAAAGCTGAATATTTTAGAAAAACAGATAAATTAGAAGAAGAATCCGCAATTGATTATGTAAATAAAATGAATGAAGAAATACAAAATCAAGAAATAGTAGATGGTAGTGAATTTGATTTAAAAGAATAGGGTGATAACCTATGGATAAAAAAATAGAAAAAGCAATAAAACCATTATTAGATATGTATGAAAAGATAGAAAATGATTTGTTAATTCAAATAGCAAGTCATTTTTCTATTAATGAAGAATTTCTTAATAGTGACTATTGGCGAATAAAAAAACTAGAAGAAATGGGATTATTTAATCAAGAAGTAATAGATTATATATCTAGATATAGCGGTAAGGCTGATGAAGAAATAAAAAAAGCCTTAAATAGAATATCAATTGATACTATAAATATGGATAAATTAAATAGATTATTTGAAGATGAAGTACTAAAAATAAATCCTAATATATTGGCTAATAATTACACCATAAAAAACATAATAAATATGTCATATAACGAACTTTCTGATAGATTTATACAAATGTCTTCAACGATAGAAAAAAGCGCTAGAGAAGCTTATTTAAATGTTGTAGAAGAAGCTTATTTAAAAACTTCAATGGGTACACATTCATATCAAGAAGCAATAAGAGAATCTATTAATAATTTAAGTAATAAAGGTATTACTACACTAACATATAAAGCTACTGATGAAAATGGTAATGTTGTAGGAATAAGAAATTATGATATAGAAGGTGCAGTAAGACGAGAAGTACTAACTGCTAGTAGACAATTATCTAATAATATTAATATGGAAGTTGCTAATGAATTAGAAAGTGAATATATTTATTTATCAGAACATTTACAATGTAGACCTAATCATTTTGATTGGCAAGGTACAATAATAAAGAGAAATGACTTAATAAAAATTACTGATTATGGCTCTATAACTGGTTTAGGTGGTATCAATTGTAGACATTACTTTGAACCTTATTTTGGAGATGCTAGAAATAATGATTTAAAACATTTTAATAAAGAAGAATGTACAAATGCTTATAGATTATCTCAACATCAAAGATATCTTGAAAGAGGCGTTAGAAAATGGAAGAGAAAAGCGGAAATGTATAAAGTTAGTGATGACCTAGAATACTATTCAAAATGCAAAGGTAAGGTTAAAGAATGGCAGATAAGAAATAAACAATTCACTGAAGATAATAACTTGAAAAGAGATTATACTAGAGAACATGTATATCAAAAGTATCCTAATTGGTATGCAAAACTTAATAAAGAAGAAAAATATGCAATAGAAAACTATATTTCATCAGATTCATACGTTATAAATGATTTATTACGTAATGATTATCCTATGGACGATAGATTGCAAAGCGTAAGTAATAATCTAAGTTTAGCATTAAATAAAATCCCTAATAGCAAGGGTATATATAATAGATCACTATTCTTTGATGATGATAATTTAAAACAACAATTTATTAATTCAATGAATAATGATATTGTTACGTTTAAATCATTTACATCTATGTCGAAAGAAATATATGATAACAATGATGATATAAGATTAATTATCCACTGCAAAACTGCAAAAGACTTAAGCAGAATAAATTCAAATGAAAAAGAGGTCTTATTAGATAAAGGTAAAACCTTTAGAATATTGAAAATGAGTAAAGAAAATGATAAGATATTCTACGAAATGGAGGAATTGTGATGCCTATACCTAAAGATAAAGAAAAAGATAGATTATACGAACCGATTGCAATAGACAAAGATAAGTCAATTCCTTTCACTGGTATATTAAAGAAATTAGTTGACGAAGAGCAAAGAAAATTTGAAAATGGAAAAATTAATATAATAGATTATGAGAAATTAAGAAAACAAGCAAAAGAAATAGAAAATAGCACCAAATAAGGTGCTTTTATTATGCCTTAAAAGTTTAGTAGGTGCAATTCCTACAAAGGCGCCGTGGACATAGAAATATGTCCTTTTATTATGTCCAACATAAAGACACTAAAGAATGGTTAAGTCCAACTTAAAGACTTAAAAGAAGGGAGATTTTATGGAACAAAAAGATGTTCAAAATGTTGAAAGTACTGAAGAAGTAAATACAACTGAAAACGCAGAAACACAAACTGCAGAAGAAAAAGTGGAAAAGACTTTTACACAAAAAGAATTTAAGGAAGCTTTGGATAAAGAAGTGTCTAGAAAAACTAGAAATATTCCAACCAAAGAAGAATTGAAAGCTTTTAACGAATGGAAAGAAAGTCAAAAAACTGCAGAAGAAAAAAATGCAGAAACATTAGAAGAAAACAAATCACTTAAAGAAAGAATTAAGGAATTAGAAAATATGCAAGTAGTTGCAAATGCTAGTGTAGATTCTAAATTTCAAAAATTTGTATTGAGTGAAGTTTCTAGTATGGAAGGAGAATTTGAAGATAATCTTGGTGAATATTTAAAAGATAATCCTCAATTTTTAATTTCAAAAGAAGTTGCAGAACCAGTTAAAGAAGATACAGGCATTGCTGTAACTAAAATAAACAAGAGTGCAGAAAACGGGGTAACTGCTATCTTAAAACAAAAACACCCTGAATTATTTAAATAAGAAAGAGAGATGATTAAGAATGGCAAACGCAATTGCTACAAATGGTACTCATAAACGTAAAGAAACATACGCAAATGAAGTATTAACAATCGCTAGAAGCGAGATGAATATTTATGAAGACTTTTCAACTGATTATGAAGTTGATGGTGCAACAGGACAAATTATGGTTCCTACTAGAGATGGAGAAGTAGAATTATCAGATTATGATATATTAAACGGAATTGAATTAAAACAATCTGTAACTGATTATTTACCACTTCCTATTGACCAAAATTATGCTTGTAATGAATTGATTGATGGATATGAGGCTGATGCAGTTCCAGATAACATTAGAGCTCAAAGAATTGAAAGTGCTGGTTATTCCTTTGGTATGAAAAAAGAAGGTTTAGCTATAGAAGCATTAAAGAAAGGTACTATAAGCTCTGATAAGGCTCCTTTAACTAAAGAGGATGCATATGAAAAAATTGCAACTGAAATCAAAAATATGAAGAAAAGAAACATGAAAGTTGCATCAATGAGAGTAGTTGTAAGTGCTGAAACAGAACTATTATTATTAACAGATGAAAAATTTGCTAATACTGCAGGTTCTTTAGGAGAACAATTAGTTCGTGAAGGTGTTATAGGTAAGATTAATGGAGTTCCAGTTAAACCAAATTATTTAATGGGTGATGATGTAGAATTTATTATCTATGATAAGAGATTCTGTCAAAAATATGAAAACTGGGCAGTAGAACCAACTATCAATAATATTTCTGATGGTAAACATATTGGTGCTAGCGCATTACAAGGACGCCAAGTTGGAGGTTTGATGGTAACTAATTCTCTAGGTGTTCAAGTAAAAAAATCAGAATAGTAAAAACAAGGAGGGATAATAATGAATAATTATGTAGATTTTGATTACTATGTAAGATCCTTTAAAGGGAGTATAATCCCTCGACAAGAATTTGAAAAATTTGCTATTAAAGCAAGTAACAAAGTAAGAAATCGTATTTTAGGAAATGTATTTAATAAAGATATTAAATTATTTGAAAACGAAATGAAAAATGTTACTTGCTCTATAGCAGAAATTTTATATAACCAATTTTTAAATAAGAAAAGACTTAATAATATATTAAATGGTTCAGAACTAATAATATCTAGTGAAAAAGTAGGAGATTATAGTAGAAATATTAATAATGCGTCTATTTCGGATTTAGAAAAATTATGTTCAGATGAATATGTCAAAAATTTAATATATGAAGAATTAGAAGATTATTTACTTTCAACTGGTTTATTATATTGTGGAGTTCCTTATGTTTAATAAAGATATAACCATTATTAACAAGTGGTTTAACAAAGAAACTAAAAAAGATGAATATAAAATAAACCATGTTAAGGGATTTTGGAGTTCTAATGAGGGTATTTCTATAAGTGGTACTCAATTAGTAAAAAACGATGGTGTGATAGTTAGAATTTTGATGTCAGAGCAGGGCTATCATAGTCTAAAAGAATTTAAAGAAAATGGTATAGGATGGACATTACAAAATGACGATTACATTGTTAAGGGTCTAATTGATAAGGTTGAAACTTTAACTAAACTTAAAAGTGAATATGATGATGTTATGAAAATAACTAAAATATCAATTAAAGATTATGGTTCTCTCGATATGCAACATTTTGAAGTGAGTGGTGAGTAATGAATTTTGAAATGAAAGCATTTTTACCTAGTCAACAACAAGTTTTAAAAAAATTTGGATTAGAAGAAAATGGTAGGGTGCAAAAGGTAATAGATACATCTTTTATACACTATATGAAACTTAAAATGCCACAAGATAGTGGAATGATGATATCTAATACTAGAAATCCAGAACCAGGTTTAGTTACAGTTGAAACGCCATATGCTCATTATATGAATGAAGGAATTTTATACCTTACTATGGATGGCAGAAGTTGGGCTCACAAAGACGAACCAAAATATCCAACTGAGAAACTATTAAATTATCATGGTGGGCCTGATAGAGGTGCACACTTTGTAGAAAGAACTGCTAGTGAAAACATAATTGATATAGCAATCGAAGCACGAAAGGAGATGAATAAGCGATGATAGAAAAGATAAGAGATTATATTTCTAAATGTCCTTATTTGGATGAATTTACTAAAGTTAATGTTAATTATTTAGTAGATAAGGCAAATGCTTATTCAGTTAACGAAAGTGCTGGGTATAATCCTGTTATTCAAGAACGCATATATGGTAATGATGAAATGCAATTTTTGTTTAGTTTTGATGCTAAATTTTATTGGAATGAAGAAATAGAAAATAATATTGATAATTCAAAGTTTTTTGAAAATTTTAAAAATTGGTTAGATTATAACGATTCAAATGGAATATATCCTGAAATAGAAAATATAGAACCATTAACTATTGGTGCAATTACTAATGGTTTTATTTATGCAACTAATTCTGATGAAGCTATTTATCGGATAAGTTGTATATTCAAGTATGAGAAAGAAGGTAAGATATAATGATAAAATTAGATATTCAAAAGTTTGCTATTAGTGGTACTGGAAAAGCCCCAAGAAAAAGTGCAATAGTTTTCATGAATGTTGGTGATTCCACTGAAGAATATGAGGTTATAGGTAAAGATAATGACGAATTATCGCGTACTTTAAATAATGAAGTTGAATCTAAAAATAATGTTCTTGGTGAAACTGAAACCGAAGTAACTAAAGCACCACAAACTACTACTGTTGACCCTTTTAAATTTAGAAGGGATAGTAAAATAGCTGCTAAACTTTATGATATTTATAAGTATGATAAAGAATTAGATGATGTAGTTTATGAATTTATTGAAGTTTTCGAAGAAGATAAAATATCAGAAAATGAATTTGGCGCATTTAAACAAAAAGGTGCTATAGACTTAAAGTCATGGGGTGGAGATACTAAAGGTGTAGGAACGCCATTTGATATTAATTGGTGTGGTCCAAAAACTCATGGTACTTTTAATCCGACTACTAAAAAGTTTACTGAAACTAGCACTACACAAGAATAGATAGAGGGTTTTAAACCCTCTTTATTAATTTAAGGGAGAAGTTAAAATGAAACTAAAATTAAAAAATACTAAAGTTGAAGAAGATATAACAAATGAAAATGATGAAGTAATAGGTAAAGTTAGATTTGACCCTAAAGATGCAAAAGCATATAAATCATTTCTAGGTTTAATAAGGTTAATAGAAGATTACCAAAAGAAAGATAAAATGATAGGTGATGTTGAAAGTTTACCAGATAAGAAATTAGAAAGTATAGAAGAACTTGAACAATTCAAAGATAGTTTTGATAAATTAGAAAATAAAATAGATAATTATTTAGAATTAGAAATTGAAATTAAAAAGATAGCTGATGAGGTATTTGGTAATGTTAGTGAAACATTTTCTAAAGTAAGTAATTCAATAGAACCTTATATCGATTTAGTATCATGGGCTACATCATATTTTAAAGAAGAACGTTCTAATAAAGTAAATGCTTATTTGTCTAAAAAAGAAGATGTACTATAATGAACGCTTTATTAAATAAATTTCCTACTAAAATTAGAATAGATAATATTGATTATGAAATTAATACAGATTATAGGGTTTGTTTAAGAATTATTTTAGCTTTTGAAGATGAAGATTTAATAATAGAAGAACAATATTATATAATGCTTAATTTATTGTATAAAGAAATCCCTAATAATATTGAATTAGCTATAGAAAAGGCTATTTTGTTCTTGAATTGTGGTGAGAAATATGAAATTACTGACTCTAGTAAAAGAACTTATAGCTTTAATAAAGATGCTAAATATATTTATTCAGCGATGAATCAAACACACGATATTGATCTAGAGAATATTGAGTATTTGCATTGGTGGAAATTTGTTTTTTTATTCATGGACGTTGATAAAGATTGTACTTTCAGTTATATAACTTCTTTAAGATATAAAAAAAACAAAGGTAAACTTGATAGCTATGACAAGAAAGTGTGGATAGAAATGAGAGATATAGTTGATTTAGACTATTCTCCAGAATATGAAGAAGAAAGTGAATTTATGCAATTATTGAACGGAGGCGATGCTGATGCGCAACTGATGGAACATTAAAAATATATACTAAATTAGATAATAATGGAGTAAAAAAAGGCTTTAGTGAATTATCTAAAACTAGTAAAAAGCTAGTAGAACAATATAATAGACAAGTTGACGTTATTAAGGCTCAACAATTACAAGTGGATAAATTAAAATTTAAGCTTGATGCGATTAAATCAAGTAATATAGTTCCAGCTTCATTAAAGAAGATGGAAACAGAACTAAAAAATATTACAAAAGAATGTGATAACGCTCAAAAAGAATATGATTCATTTACGGAAAAATTCTCTAGCGCAGAAATGGAACTGAATTTTGCAAAAAGTTCTGGGGATACTGCAAGAATTGGTGAAGCACAAAACATTTTATCAAATTTAGAAAATGAAAGTTTAATAGCTGGTGATAAATTATCAGATTTACAGAATAAAGCCTCTAAACTAGAAACTTCTATAAAACAGATTAAAATGAACCCTGAGACCTCACAGGAGGCCACTGAAATAAGTAAGAGCTTAGGCGTTATGGAATCCAAGTTGCAAACTTCCAAAGATAAAGCGAATAATCTAAAAAATGAATTAAATAAAACACTTAATCAAAAAGGAAATGTAATAAATACATTAGATAGTATCAATAATAAAGTTGATTCTTTGGGCGGAAAGTTAAAGGCCTCATTATTAGACAAAATATCTGCTTTGAATAAAAATGTTGAGCGTTTTGGAAAGCGAATAACTGGGTTAATCGCTAGTGCCTTGATTTTTAATATATTAAGTAATGGTTTAAGAAATCTTGCTAGTGGATTTGGTTTCTTATTAAAGTCTAATGGTCAATTTTCATCTAGTTTAAACCAAATAAAAGCCAACCTAATAACTGCTTTCGCGCCGATATATAATTATGTATTGCCAGCAATAAACGCCTTGATGTCGGCTTTATCTAGGATTACAGGAACGATTGCATCGTTTGTATCAGGTTTGTTTGGAAAGACAGTAGACCAATCGAAAAAAAGTGCTTCTGCTTTATATAATCAAGCTAAAGCTTATGATAAAGCTGGCAAAAGTGCTAAAAAAGCAGAAGGTAATTTAGCAAGTTTTGATAAATTAGAAGTTATTGGAGATAAAGGTGATAGCTCCGGTGGTGGACAAGACGATATAGATTTTAGTGGACCAGTACAACAAAGTGGAGAATTGCTAGACTTTTTAAATAAAATAAAAGAAAGTTTAGCAGGAATAAATTTTGAACCATTGAAAAATAGTTTATATAATTTATGGGATTCTTTAGGATTTTTAGGTAATGGGATAGTTGATTTGGCAAAAGATTTTTATAATAATTTCTTATTACCATTATCTACTTATGTTATAGAAAATACTTTACCTAATTTTTTTAACGCAACTGCTGATGCTATAAAACAAATAAATTTTGAAAAAATATCATCAGCATTTAATGAATTATATGAAGCTTTATTACCTTTTACTAAATCTATTTTTGATGGTTTAGAATGGTTTTATGAAAATATATTAATACCTCTTGGATTATGGGTAATGAACGATGTCGTGCCGGCATTTTTAGGTATATTATCTGGTGCTTTAAATGTACTAAATAAAGCAATAAATGATATAAAACCAATATTTGAGTGGTTATGGGATAATATATTAAGTCCAATTGCTGAATGGACAGGTGGTGTTATTGTAGACGTATTAAATGGAATAGGCGATGCACTAAACTGGATATCTAATAATGAACTTGCTATGACTATATTAGAAAGTTTAGCTATAGCAATAGGACTAGTAGCTGGAGCAATAGCTATTTATAATGGAGTTATGGCCATTTGTAATATTGTAACAGGTATATTTAGTGGTATTATGGCAGTACTTACAAGCCCTATAACTTTAGTTATTTTAGCAATAACGGCTTTGGTTGCAATAATAATACTTTGTGTAAAACATTGGGATGAAATTAAAGAAGCTGCAGTTAAATGTTGGGAATGGATAAAAGAAGCATGGAATAAAGCTGGAGAGTGGTTCAATAATACAATAATAAAACCTATAACAGATTTCTTTTCAAATATGTGGAATGGGCTTAAAGATGGTGCAAAAAATGCTTGGGAAGGAATTAAATCTGCGTTTTCGAAAGTTACAGACTGGTTTAAAAATGTATTCTCAAAAGCATGGCAAGCTGTTAAAAATGTATTCTCCACAGGAGGAAAAATATTTGATGGCATAAAAGAAGGAATAGCTAATGTATTTAAGACAGTTGTTAATGGAATAATAGGTGGTATTAATAAAGTAATAGCAGTACCTTTTAATACTATTAACGGCTTATTAAACAAAATTAGAAGTGTATCGGTTGCTGGAATAGAACCTTTTAAAGGGTTTATAAAGAAAAATCCATTATCAGTACCACAAATACCAATGTTAGCTCAAGGTGCAGTAATACCTCCTAACGCTAAATTTTTGGCTATGCTAGGTGACCAAAGAAATGGTAGAAACCTAGAAGCGCCAGAAAAATTAATAAGACAAATAGTAAGAGAAGAATCTGGAAATAACAACAGAGAATTTATTTTAAATTTAAAAGCAATTCTTGAATGTGATAAAAAACAATTTGGAGAAATATCATTTGAGGGAATTAGGATGAAAGAACAGCAAAATGGTAAAAAGTACTTTTTGAATTAGGAGGAAAATATGCAAAATATCAGATTAATAAATTATAATAATCCAAGTGATTATTTTGATATACCCTGGGAATGGATATCATTACCAGAACCAAACTTAGATGATTTGGAATCGGAAGCAAATCGTGGAAAACTTACTGCATATCTATATAGAGTTCGTGCTGGAGAAGTACCAAATATAAAAATACCTATAATAAAGAGGCTTACTCAAAAACAATTGAAGCCTCTTTTTAAAATAGTAAGACCTGTCCATTTGTATTTGACATACTTTGAAAAATTTGACGATTGTTTTAAGCAAATAGAAGTATATGTAAAGAAACCAAATCCTCCAGTATATCGTTATCCAAAAGATAATAATACAGATAATATAATATATCAACCATTCGATTTAGAAATAGTTTCATACGAGAGTATATCATGATAGAAAATGTGTTAGATAAAGATATATTATCTTTTGAGATAGAAAAAAGTTGTATTGATGAAAAAAAAGTAATTGGTTCTTTTCAAAAAAACACTGCAACCATAGAGTTGTTAAATCCTGATAATAAATATTCAAACTTAAAAGGTACCTATATAAATACATATAAAGGTACTTTTTTTGTTGATGATATAAGTCCTATTCAAGAAAAAATTAAAATTAAATTGAGTTGCTATGATTTGACACAAAAATTTGATACTAGCTACGATAAAAATAAGTTTGTATTTCCTATGACTTTAAAAGAATGGAAAAATAGCATATGCAATATAGTTGGTGTAGAATATGATGATTCTGATTTTCCTAATTGTGATTATCAATTAAATTCAGAACCTTACATAAAAAAAGATGCTACTTATAAGGATGTTATTAAATTAATAGCTCAAGCAAGTTCCTGTTGGGCAATAATTGATTATGATGATAAATTATATTTCAACTGGTTTAATGATAACAATGTTATAGATGTTAACGATTGGATTGATTTAACAACAGAAGATAACCCTAGTGAGCCTGTAAATATAGTGGTTTTAGGACGTGGAGATGTTGAAGATAATGTTATATACCCAGAGTCAGAACCAGAGAATGCCAAAGAAATAAGAATAGATAGTAATGATATTTTAGATTTGGATAGAAAAGGCATGATAGTTCCTATTTATGATCAAGTAAATAATTTTAAATATATTGTATTTGATATGAAAACCAAAGGTTTTTTGAATGCAAAAGTAGGAGATAAGATAAAATATCCTGATTTATATTTAAATCCTAAAGAGAGCTATATAATGAGTCATACTTTAACCTTTTTAGGTGGTGATTATAACGATGAAAGAAATTATACAAGTAAGTTTAAAGCTATAGAATTAGATGAGACAAATACTAATTATGAATATGCAGAATCACCAGAACAAAAGTTAGATAGGACCGAACGTTTAGCAAACAAATTAGATGGGCAAATATTGGATATTATAGAAAAAACAGAAAAATATGATTCCAAAATATCAGAAGTCGAACAAACTGTAGATAAAATAAATCAAAAAGTTTCAGAAGTAGCAGACTTAACGAGAGAAATAATTAGTAATAAATATATAGAATTGAATGATGCTATATCAGGGAATTTAATAAATCTAAAAATTACTGGAGAAATTTCAATTTTACCTAGCAAACATATATATCCTAGTGAGAATCTATTTCCGCATGACGCTTTTTATTTAAAGGTTACTAACGAAGGAACTGATGAAGAAAGTGGAGAAACAATCCTTAAATCTACTAGATATAAATTACCATTTTATTCATTACATCAATATGGGGATGTCAGAGATGAATTTATTATTAATAATGGAAAAGTAAAACTTATTAAAAAAATAGGCATTGATGAAAATGATAACAAATATCTTTTGACACAGCCTATTGAACAAACTTTTGATGATATAGTTATTGACTTAAAAGATGGTTATAATCGATTTGAATTAGTTGATTTTACTAGTGCTACTTTATCAGTTAAATATGCTATTCAAAGTGAATACTCAAATGTTTTTGCTACTAAAGCAGAACTTAATAGTTCTATTACTCAAACTAAAAATGAAATTAATTTACAGGTATCAAAGAAGGTTGATGAAAATGAGATTATATCTACTATAAATCAGTCCGCAGAAGAAATTAAAATAAAAGCTAATAAAATTGGATTAGAAGGATATACAACAATCAATAAAGGCTTCAGTGTAGATGAAGAAGGAAATGCTTCAATGAATAATGCAACTATGACTGGTGGTAATATAACCATTTATGATACTTCAAACGATGATGCTAATATTAAATTTGTTGATAAAGATAATTCTAATATGTATTCATCTATTGCATCTCATCGTGTCCTACTAAATTCAGAAATAAATAATATAAATATTTATAACTCTGATGATTGTAATTGGATAGATTTAAATAATAATCAAGGTAACAAATATATCTATATAGAAAATGTTGATACTCATAACTATATAAGTTTATATGATGACTCTAATGATGCATTTTTATCAATTGATAGTACAGGAAGTGGCGATGGTAATCCGTATTTTCATGTGCAAAAAGGTTCTTACTTTTCTTCAATGTCACAAAATGGCGTATGGTCTCCATCATTTAATAACAATTCTTTAAAGGAAGTAAAGAAAAATATAAAAAAATTAACAACTGATGCGGTAAAATTAATTACTTCAACAGACTTATATAAGTATAACTATAAAGATGAGAGTAATAAAGATAAAAAACATATTGGAATAGTAATAGGTGATGGTTATAATTACCCAGAAGAGATTTTATCGAGTGATGGTAAAGGTGTAGATTTGTATTCTATGATATCGGTATGCTTCAAAGCTATACAAGAACAGCAAGTACAAATTCAAGAATTAAAAAATGAAATTAATAAATTAAAAGAAGGTGATAAATAATGTCAAAACAAACTTATGAAAAGGTAGGTTGGCAAAATGAGTCAACTGGTAATACGCCAGTTAGTGCAGAAAATTTAGATCATATGGATAGTGCTATAAAAGATTTATATGATGAAGGTGCAACATCTAAAGATATAGTAATAGGTGGAACTGAACCTCCAGAAGACACAGATGTAAAAATATGGTTTCCAGATAATGTAGTAAATACAAAAGCGAGTGAAGTAGTAAACAGCATGGAAGGTAATGAAACAGATGCGTCGCCAAGCGTTCACGCGGTTAAAAAATATATAAATGGCGATATTTTGTATCAAGATGAAAATGGAAGCAATAGCTCTATTGTTTTGCAAACAAGTACAAACAATTATAAAGAGCTTGAAATAATAGGGCATAGAGATATGGGAACATATAAAGTTCCATTTTATACAAAAATTAAATATCCATTTTCGAACAAAAGAATAGCTTTAACAACATTGAATTATCATTCTGATGCTGCTTTATTTACCAATGGACTTTACACTATTGAAATAAATGATAAAAATATAACAAAGCTTAAACAATCAACTTATAATATCGGAAGCGATGGTTCGTTATCAATAACAAATGCAAACACAACATCAATGTATATAACAGAAATTATAGGTTATAAGGAGGTATCATAATGAAATCAATGCAAATAAGAAATCCAATTACAAATGAATGGGAAGAAGTATTTTTGCCTCCAACAGGTGATACATATCCAATAGGAATGTATGGTTGGTTTGCTGGAGAGAAAGCACCAACTAATTGGTTAAGATGCGATGGTCAAGAAATATCAAGAACTGAATATAAAGAATTATTTAATGCAATAGGAACAACTTATGGTGTTGGTGATGGTTCAACAACATTTAATTTACCTAATGTAAACTTGGAAAATAGAACATTAGTTGGTTCAAGTGGAGATGGCGAATTTAGTGTAGGTAATACTGGTGGTGAAAAAGAACACACATTAACTATTGATGAAATGCCATCTCATAAACATGGTGTAGGTTATGTCGGAGGAAATGCAAATGGTAATCATGCCGGTATGCCAGGAACTTCGGCAGAACCAAACAGCTACAATAATGAACTATTTATCAATAGTAGGGGCGGTGACCAACCTCACAACAATATGCAACCCTATATGGCTTCTGTTTGTTGCATAAAAGCAAAACAAAGTGTAGGACTTGTAGGAAATGTAGTATCTGATATGAATGCTCAAGGAGATAATGATGTAGCAAACGCTAAAACGGTTAAAAGTTATATCGATTTAAAGACAAACAGAATTAAGTTATGGGAAAATAGCTCTACTTCGTCAGTAATGCCACAAAACGCAACATTAAATTTTAGTAACTCAGATTATGACGAAATAGAAGTGGTTTTTAGAAGAACAAACGTTCAAAATATGGTGTATACGACAGGAAGGATACCAAAGGGCTATAACATCGCATTAAATTGTTATTCTACTTCATCAGATGCTAACGCTTGGTTAAGAGATAGACTTTTAGAACGCATAAGTGATACTCAATATAAATCGGGGCAAGCGAATATACAATTTACAAATGAAACTAAATATAAAAATGAAGATGGGGCTTGTATTCCAATTGTTATATATGGTTATAAGGGCGGTGAAGATGTATGATTGAGACAATAATAGGGTCGTTAATAACGGGAGGATTGGCCTTTGCGGGCGTTTTAGTTACGACATCTAACGCTAATAAAAAGGTAGTTAACGATATAAAGCTAGAAGTGGCAAAAAATCAAGCTGTCACAGATTGTAAAATAGATGAACTTACTAGGGAAGTTAGGGAACATAACGGTTTTGCAAGAAGAATGCCGGTTGTTGAAGAAAAAATAAAAGTAATAAATCACAGAATAGATGATTTAGAAAACGGAGGAAAATGAAATGGAAGAATTATTACACACATACTTAATACCAGCACTAGCAACGGTAATAACTGGACTAGCTAGTTATATAGGATTAAAAATAAAAACAGCATATGAAAAGTACGCTGATACAAAAACAAAAAAGGAAATTGTTAAAGCAACTGTTGAGTATATAGAACAGATATATAAAAACGTAATGGTAACCAATGAAGACAAGTTTAATAAAGCTAAAGGAAAAGCCATAGAATGGCTTAATAGCAAGGGTTTAAAGATATCTGATACAGAACTAGAGATACTAATTGAAAGTGCTGTAAACGGGCTAAAAAAGACTAATGAGGTGGAATAATGGTAAAGGGAATAGATATATCAAAATATCAAGCAGGTATTAATTTATCAGCTGTAAAAAATGCAGGAATGGATTTTGTAATACTAAGAGCAGGTTACACAGGATACGGTGATGGTGTTAGTAAAGCAAAAGACACATCATTTGAAACGTTCTATACCCAATCTAAAGAAGTGGGGTTAAATGTAGGAGCATACTGGTTTACGTGTGCTAATACGTATCAAAAAGGGGTTGATGAGGCTAAATGGATGTATGAGAATTGTTTAAAGGGTAAACAGTTTGAATATCCAATTTACATTGACGTTGAGGATGACACAGGTAAACGTTATTATCTAAGAAATGCTGGTAAGGAAGCCACAACGCAAGGTGTTAAAGGTTTTTGTGAAACATTAGAAAATTTAGGTTATTATGTAGGTATCTACGCATCAGATATTAGTGGCTTTAAAGAAATGATGAATATCGAACAACTTACAAGGTACGATAAATGGGTTGCAAGATATGGCTCAAAGCCTAGCTATGTATCAGAACATGGAATGCACCAATATACTTCTAGTGGTAAGATAAATGGATATAATGGCAATTTAGACATGAATGAAGCTTATAAAGATTATCCTACTATAATTAAAAATGGCGGGTTCAATGGTTTTAGTAAACAACAAAGTGATACACAAAACACAAATAGTGATACACAACTAGTTATCTCAAATGAAACGACTTATGTAGTAAAAAAAGGTGATACTTTAAGTGGAATAGCTAGTAAGTACAATACTACTTATCAAAAACTAGCCTCTTATAATGGTATTAGTAATCCAAATAAAATATACATTGGTCAAGTTATTAAAATTAATGGAACCTCATCAAGTGTTACTTACACGGTTAAAAAGGGTGATACTTTAACGGCTATTGCCAAAAAGTATGGAACAACTATTAACAAAATAGTAAGTGATAATAATATAGCAGATCCAGATAAAATTTATACTGGTCAAAAGCTAGTTATAAAATAAGAAAACACTATTGACAATCACTAGTAGCGGTGCTATTATAGTAAACCGAATTTACAAAAAGGAAACTTTTTGTTGAATTCTTGGTAACTTTGTGTTACTCTATTTATAGAAATAATGTAAATTTATTCCACTTATTTCTAATTTTGAATATTATGTTACTCTATTGGCATAATATTAATAGGTAGATTGAGGTAGAAAGACACTGACTATCGCGGACATTTGTCTTAAGTGTAGGGATTTGATCCTGATGAGATGCCGAAGTTGTGCACGGCCGTCTACCAAAAGCCTATACTTTTTAAGTATAGGTTTTCATTTTATATGGAGGCCATGATGAAACGAATATTAGGAAAAGTTACCAAAGAAATTGCTGATAAAAATAATATATCTGAATATGCTAACAAGAAAATAGTTTTGTATGATAATGATAGAAGACATTGCGCAAAGCATAAAGAAGAATTTGGTGATATTAAAACGTTTCATTATGTTATGGATAATTTAGAAGATATAATAGCAAATCCTGATTATGTATTCTATGTAAAAAACAAAAATACGTTAGAATATTATAAAATATATGGGTTTGGAATAACGGTAAGAGTGAAAGTTGAACCTGGTAACGAACTTAAGGTTAAAACTGTGTTTACTGTTACAAAAAATAAGATTGATAATAGAATAAAAAGAGAAGCATATAACAAATATGTTGTAAATTAGTATGAGATTTATAAAAACCTTTATATTATTAATAAAACCTAGCTTAAATAGCTAGGTTGTTTTTTATTGGTCTAAATTAAGTTTAAAAGGAAAGAAGGAAACTATGTCATAAAATTCATAGCTTAACTGTTTAACGCTACGAAATATTAACTTCATTTTATCTTTATTATCTAATTTTAAATCTTTTATAATTTTATCGGCTACTTCATCTAAATTAAATTTATTGTTTTTATCTAATCCATAACTCATAAATTTATCATAAAAATCCATTGTAATCACCAT